ACCGCCACGGAGATGGAGCCGGTCTCCTCCGACACGATGACCACCACCGCGTCGGAGTTCTCGCTCATGCCGATGCCCGCCCGGTGGCGCATACCCAGGTCGCGGCTCAGGTTCACGTTCTTGCTCAGCGGCAGCATACAGCCCGCGCCCAGTATCCGCCCGTGGCGGATGATGACCGCGCCGTCGTGCATGGGCGCTTTTACGAAGAAGATGTTTTTCAGCAGCTCGGAGGACACGGCGGCATCCAGCATTGTGCCGCTGCGAACCATGTCGTCCAGGCGGATGTCACGCTCGAACACGATGAGAACGCCGGTCTTGCTCTGGGACATCTCGCTGCACGCGATGACCGTCTGGTCGATGGCCGTCTCCAGCGCCGTCTGCTGCTGCACCGGGCCGAAGGCCTTGAATATCTTGATGTTGCGGCTGCCCATCTTCTCCAGTATCTGCCGTATCTCAGGCTGGAACAGGACGATGATGGCAATGATGCCCACCTGCACCAGGTTGCCCATGATGTAGGTCACGGCGTTCAGCTGCAGCATATCGGCGATGCCCAGCGCCAGCAGGAACATGACCACGCCCTTGAGGATATTCTCCGCACGGGTGCTTTTCACCAGCCGCAGCAGGCTGTATACCAAAAAGGCGATGATCGCGATGTCCAAAATGTCCGAGAAACGTATCAGGACTAAGTAATTCCCAATATTCTCCAAAAAAGCAAGCACCTTATCCATGCCTTCACCCTTCCTGATGCAAGGAAATCTTCGCATAAAAATAGATACTACTATTATATAAAAAATATTGGGAAATTGCAACAAAAAATTATACTCACGATTTTGCAGGCTGTCCATTATCATTAAACGCACAGAGACTCAACTGAGTCGGCTGTGCGTTTTTTCTTTACTACAACCCCATAGGACGGAGGTGAGACTGACGGGAAAGTACCGCTACCTGACCTTCGAGGACAGGAAGAAGATCGAGGCGTGGCATCTGCTCGGAGATCGGCCGGTCGACATCGCGGCCCGCCTGAGCGTCCACCACACCACGATCTACAAGGAGCTCCAGCGAGGCGCGACCGGCGCGCTGGACGCCAACCAGCGCGAAGGGTACAGCGCAGAGCTCGCCGAGAGGCGGCTGCGTGAGAGCTTCAAGCGCAGAGGTAAACGAGCACCGGCCGCACAGTAGCCAAGAACACCCGGCAGCGCCGGGCCGAAGAAAGGAGAGCCCAACATGAAAACGACCACACGACCCCGACGCTGAAAATGGACGAGCTGCGCACCCCCTCCGCGCTGCTCTCTGAAGCGATCCGGCGGTCGTGTTTCTGCTTTTCAGGGACTCGACACCACTAAGATCCCCGGCTCTGGCCGGGCCAAGACGAAAGGAGACCACCATGACACACAACCCCAATGTGTACGGCTATGTAAACGGGAAACCCGTCTTTTCCCGCGACGAGTTCATCTTTGAACACCGCAAGCGCGGCCCTATTGAGGACGACGCCGAGCTCATAGCCTTCGCCGAAAAAGCAACGAGCGGCTGGTATAACGCCGGCTGGAGCCATAGCTTTATCAGCTTCTTCCTCAGCGACTACGCGCTGAGCGAACCCTTTGCAAGCCTGACGCTAAGCGAGTTCGGACGCCTGAAGGAGCTCCAGCAAGAAGCACGCGAAGCCGCCAAAGCTGCGGACGACGCTCGGTGCTGGCGGCTCAAGGAGACGATCAACTGGGCCGACAACAGCGTCGAGGAAATCTACGAGGACAAAGACGGTAACACCAAGCACGTCACGGTCGTCGGCCCGCACGGCGACGCCTGCTGAGGAGGTGCAGAACATGAACACCAAAGCCATCCGGCAGCTCGCCGACGTCACGCTGGACAAGTACCGCAGCTCGATCCCCCGCAAAGCCTTTGAGGAGTTCGTGAAGGACATCATCGCCGGCGAGAACCGCGCGACCGCCTTCAGATACGAGGCGAGCTCCATCTGCCGGGCCTCGTTCCCGTCCACGCTGGACGAGGACGGCGCCCGCTGCACCGTGGAGGTCACGGTCTACCGGCTGAACGCCGTGGCCGCCACAGCCTTCCTGCTGGACGGGCCCGAGACGCTGCTGCGGCACATCGGGCTCGACGAGCGGGACACATACACCACCAAGCACGAGATCGACGACCTCGTCACCGTCGTGCACATCACCAGAGAGGAGGCGCCAGCATGGCAGCACTGAGAGACATCGCCCGAGACTTCGCCGCGGAGATCCGCGACGGCATCGGCTGGACAATCGTGTACCGCACCGGCCGCTCGTGGAACGCCCTGACGATCTGGAGCGACATTTGGAACGGCGAGTGGGAGACTGACGACCTCAACGACGCCATCGGGATCCTGAAGGCAGACCCGGACGCCGTCATCGTCAACGGCTACTACTGCGGCCACTTCGGCGAGGACATGACCATCGACGAGATCGCCGCCGGGATCCGCTGGCACTACGAAGGAGGCCGCAACCGCCTCGCGGACTATTGCGAAGTCACGCAAGGTCGGAACGCTCTCGAGGAGGGCCGCAAGGCTGCCGAAGCTGCCGGCCTCCCGTTCTGTGAGCGTCTGACCGACGGAGGCGACGACGAGCTGAGCCCCTACGTCTACGACGGCAGCATGACGCTCGCCGATCGTGAGAAGATGCAGCAGGCCCGCGAAGCCTTCGAGAAGCTGGCCGACGCTCTGCGGGAAATCGCCGCCAAGCTGGCCGAGGCCCTGAAACCGGTCATCAACGCCGTGCTCTCTGCCCTCAAAAAGCTCTGGAAGGTATCGGCCAAGGCCATCGGAGTGCCGCCGAAGTGGCTGCACCTCGCAGCTCACGCAAAGAAAGCCAGAACCCGGAAGAAGTACCGCAACCGCATCCGGCGCTATGTTTTCGAGGCTCTGGCTGCGGAAGGAGGTGGAGGCCCATGACAGCCAAGTGCGTCGGCTGCGGGCTCGACTGGAACGTCAGCATCTACCAGAAGATCCCCCGCACCGGCTACATCTGCCCGCACTGTGAGAGCCGGCTCCGCGCCGGCGAGACCCTGCCGAACATTCAGGCCAGCCAGAAGGCTCGGCCGCAGAGAACGAAAGGAGCAACCCCATGAAAAAGATCGCACTCAAGAACACCGCCCGCGGCACGGCCTTCGACTATGCCGGCCAGAGCTGGATCCTGCTGGAGAATGATGACGGCCGCGCCCTCTGCCTGAGCAAGGACATCATCGAGACCCGAGCCTTTGACGAGGGCAACTGCAACAACTTCGCCGTCGCCAGCAGCAAGGAATACCTCAACGGCGCCTACCTCGACAACCTGCTCGAGGATGTGAACGGCCCCAACGCCTTCCTGACCACGGAGCTCGACCTGACCACCGACGACGGCCTGAAGGACTACGGCACCTGCACCGTCACCATTTTCCTGCTGACGGTCGACCAGTACCGGCGCAACCGCGACGTCATCCCCAACGCAGACGACTGGTGGTGGCTCTCCACCGCCTTCAGCACGAAGTCTAACGGCTACGAGTCACTCGCCCGCCTCGTCTACACCGATGGCACTCTGGACTGGAACCGCGCCTGCTACGGCCGCGACGGCCTGCGCCCCGCTTGTTATCTGGACTCCGATCTCCTGATCTCCATCGAGGACGACGAAGCCACCGACGACGTCACGCCGGAGCACGCCGGCGAGATCATCGCGGCGCTGGCCGAGCAGTTCGGCGGCACCTTCGCCACCGAGGATCAACTGACCACGGCCCTCTCGTTTATGCTCGGCACCCTGAGAGCCACCCGTGAGAAGGAGGCCGCCCATGAATAAGCAGACCGGCCTCGAGTTTATGCGCACGGCATCAGCGGAGGAGATCGCCAAAGTCATCAGCGAGGAACACCCGCCCGTCGGATCCGTCCACTGTGACTGTACCCCTTGCGTGAGGTGCTGGCTGGAGTGGCTGCTCACCGGCACGGCCGCGCCTTGCGAATGTGGAAAGGAGGCCCGGCATGAGTAACCTCTCCACCCTGTTCAACCGCTACAAGGCCCTCGTCGTGTTTGATACCGAGACCAGCGGCCTCGACTTCGACAGCGACCAGATCATCGAGCTCGCCGCCCTGCGCGTGGAGCGCACGGCCATCGGCGGCCTGCGGATCGCTGGCAAGATGGACACCTTCATCAAGCTGCCAGAGAACGAGACCCTCCCGGAGAACATCGTCAGCCTGACCGGCATCACCGACGAGCGGCTCCAGACCGAGGGCGTACAGCCTGCCAAGGCGGCCAGCCAGATCGCCAAGCTCATGCAGAACGGCCCGACCCTGATGATCGCCCACAATGCGCAGTTTGACGCCTGTTTCCTCCGTGGCCTGCTTCGCGGCCAGAAGGTCGGTCGGATCGACTGGCTGGACAGCCTGACGGTCTACAAAGACCGCAGGGCCTACCCGCACAAGCTCGCCAACGCGATCATCGCCTACGACCTCACCGGAAAGGTACAGAACAGCCATCGCGCCATCGACGACGTGCTGGCCCTGTTCGAGGTGCTGAAGGCGATGGACGACGAGCGCGAGGATCTCGGCAGCTACGTCAACCTGTTCGGCTACAACCCCAAGTACGGCGTCAGCGGCCGCCGGATCGTGGGCGTCAGATATGAGCCGCAGAGCTTCAGCAAGGGCCTGACT